TTCCACTTGGAGGAACTGGATAGCCACTACCATTATTGATAGCACCCTGCATTTGTTGGTATTGTTGCATATTTCCTGTAACGCCAGCAATTGCCATACCTGCCGTTGGAGTTCCTGTATTAGAACCTCCAAATCCTTGAGATTCAAGATATTGTTGTTTAGCCAATTTTCTTTGATTGATTACTTCAGAGTTTAATGCAGCCGCTAAAATCTTTTGAATATCCAAGTCTATGTTCTCTTGAGTTATTCTTTCGTATTCTCTTAGACATTCAGCATTCAAAGTAATAGCCCCTCCACTATTAGTAAATGATAATTTAGCAAGCATCTGAGAAACTACTCTTTCTATTACATCTTCCATTAGTTTTTCAAATGCTACTAAAAAATGCTCTCCGTGATACTGAAAAAATTCTTCTACATGGTTATCTTGTAAAGAAAGAAGGTTATTCACATTCTTGAATTGCTGGTCGCTCTGTGCTTGAACTGCTCCTAATACAGTTCCATTACTAGTTCCTAATATTCCCATTTTAATCATCCTCTTTTGTTTCTTCTGATATAGGTTTAGTTATCTTTACTCCTTGCTGAATCATTAGGTAATTTAACCTATCTGTTAGTATATTAATCTCACCAACAATCTCTATTGCTTCATTAGTGGCAGACCTATTATCTCGCAGGGTTGGGGGCTTTATTAAATATCCCGCAGAAGTTAATGCTATAATATCTTCCTTACTCAAATTAGTTATTGGCCCCGACTTTAGCATCTTTGGCATTCTAGGCTTAAATCCTTTATAGTCTAATCCGTGTTTATCTGCTATTATTTGTTGTTCTAACACCTCTAATTGTCTAAAAATAGAAGCGTGTTTAGGACAATAAGTTCCCCTAAGAGGCCTACCTTTCGTTACCTTTTCTAATGGCATTGGTGGTCTAAGATAATCTCCAGACTCCCATATATGGTGCATTCCACAAACAACACATCTTTCTTTTAAATTAAACTTCTTTCCATATTTTATAAATAATAATTTCTTTGGTTCTGGAGTTAATATTTTAATAATCTCTTTCTTTTGTTTTTTAGGTTTAATTGCTGATGGTTTATATTCTATTACTTGACCACTAGTTCTCGCTTGTTGAATTGGACTCAAAAGCGGATTAAACGGTTGTGGGGTAGTTTGTCCTATAATTTGTTGTTGATACATCTTTCATTCCTCAGTAGTCTTTTATCATCGTGGTTATTCCTTTATACACCATTTCCGAATCTGATTTTGCTGAAACTATATACTTAAAACACGGTATTCCTTTATCGTTTAATTTTCTCATGCCATAAGCAAACGGCTCAAATATCTCATGCTTCTCTATGGGTTTATCACTATTGTATTTTTCTCCCCATAAATCATATTTATTAGCCCAAATAGCAATAGCAAGTGGATAGTCTGAATCTCTTTTCTTTTTTCCATCAGACCATCTAGGAGAAATAATGGTGTCTACTAAAAACTTCCATGCTACTTGGTGGTCTAAATTCGATTGATTATCTAAATGTCTATGGTCTATCATAAATATAACATATTTAGGCCTACGATTTTTCATGTCTTTTTCCCATTCTTTCCAATAGATTGCTTCTCCTCCAATATCTGCACTTCTTATTGTATGAGATTCTCCATCTATCTTAATACTTTTTCTAGAGGCTCTATGTCTACCAACCGTTCTTTCAGTTATTTGCGGCACTTCTCCTCTAGTTCTTAACTGATTACTAAGAGTAGTTTTACCAACCATTGTTGCACCATATACTCCAAAGTTAATAGCATGAACCTTTTTCCAAAATCCTATTACTGCTTCTCCAACCAATATTGCGAAGCCAGTCATTAGTGACATTTAATCACCAAGAATGCCAAAAAGTGTCCAATATCCAACCCAATATATTTATGTCAAATACACCTAATATATTACCAATAAAAAAAGAAGATAAACAGATACAAGTTCCCCAAAACCACATTCTCATTTTCAAAAAAAACATATCAGCAGAGTGCGCTCTTTGCTGATTGTATGCGTAATCAGAATCTGAGAAACCTACTAAGTCTCCAAAAACCATCTAAGCCACCTCATTGTAGTGTGGCTAAAAATTCACTTCCGACTTCATTAACTTCTTCGTTAGCAGTATTGGCATAGAAGTTAGTGTTATATTGTCTAGCACTTTCTCTCATCTTTTGCCTCTGTTGTTCATCTCTAGATTTTCTTTCCCAGTATGCTTTTATCTTTCTATCTAAAAGCCACATTTCTATTTTGTCGTTAAGGGCCAAATCAAATATTGCTTTCATAACCATGATAGCACCTATTGTTCCTAAACCGAATAGGAATGCGTGAGCCAAAGTGGTGTAAGGGAAAGTTACGCCAAAATTAGCGTAAACAAAAACATTAGCACCACTTAATGTCCCTACAAATAATATAGTCATAACTAATCTAGTATCTGTGTTCAATGCTGGCATGGTAATTCCTCAAGCGAATTCTACTGAAACTGCCGCACCTGTTCCTGCTCCAGTGGATATATCTAAGAATAATCCATTATGAGCAATAACACCGTGCATATCATACTCTACTCTTTCGGCAGGGTTCTCAAAAACAATCCTTGCTAACTCTGTTCCCGAAGCAGCAGAAGCATTATCAAAAACTCTAATTGTAGTAGGATTAGAACCAGTAAACTGAGCATGAATGCTAATCAATTTACATCTACCCGAATGCACTATGGCACTACTAGATTGTATTCCGCTACTTCTACAAGTCGTTGTCATTTCAGTCTCCTCTTGATTAATTGTTATGAGGCAAGCCTCTTAACGCTTTCTCTATTCTTCTACGGTTAAAGATTCTTCAACAACGGCTTTAGACTTTTTAGATTTAGTAATCTTTGGTGCTTTCAAAACCTTCTTTTTAGGAAGAAGGAGAGAAGATAGGTCGGATGCCTTCTTCAAATCTTCTCCTAAAACTCGACTAAGAATAGCCAAAGTTTTATCAGAAGTTTCTAAGACACCCTTCCTATCTTCTTCAACAAAGGTAAAAACCAAGTTTTCGTCACCAATACGCATCAAAGCCCAATCTACTGGAACAGTAATCGGCCCTCTTTTAGAGATTTTTCCATAGGGAGTATCTAATCTACCAATATTCCCTTCGGGGTTTAAGGTAACTTGAGGCAATTAATCACCTCAAAGATTACCATAAACTCTTACTCTAACGAAGCCTAAATCACCGTTAGCAGATTCTGCACCGGAACTAGCGGTTGTTCCCACTAGTTTGAAAGAGGTCGCACTTTCATATGCTCCTGTTGTGCTTAATTCCACAACAAATCTTTCAAGAGCAACACCGGATGCAGTTTCAGCACCAGTAATCATAACCGCAGTAATAGAACCAAGTCCTAACTTTGCCGCAGTAATTACTTCACCGTCCTCAGTGTAAGAAGTAATGTTGATATTAGCATCAACGAAATACTCGTCACCACTAACTCTAGGCGTAGTAAAGCCTTTGTGGTCGGCTACAATTGATAAAGTGTGTGTCACTTAAAACACCTCACTTTAGGTTTGTCATCTTGCCTTGACCCTTGAAGTAAGAACAACCGACTTCTCCAATTGTGCGATACAATGCTCTGTTTCCTAGTTGTCCGACACCGAATGGGTTTCCGTTACTGATACCATCTTCAAAGTATTGAGTAGGCTTCATAACTGCGAGCCACATATGGTCTGTATCTAATACTAGAAGGTCACTAATTGTTCCACTGTCAGCAGAAGTACTCTGCATTGAGATTACTGGAATTAGTGGAATATCGTAGTATGTTGCCACTCTATATCCTACTTCTTGTCCCTTTACTCCACGAACACCATTTACAGTAGGAACAATTTCCTTTCTGTCCATGAATCTTTCTTGGCTTTGTAGCAAGTCAGAAAGTGTTTGTAGTGTATCATATCCTGTTAGAATAACCTTTGGAGAACCACCGTTTTCACGAAGTTCTCTTAGAAGTTTGTTCAAAAGAGTTAATGTAAATGGCCTTGAATCTCCACTTGCATATCCGTCACCAAACTCAATAGTCGCATCTAGGAAAGAAGCATCATCACGGCTTGTCCCGTAAATGTGATATGCTTCACTAATGTCATTAGTTATTGATGAAACAGGGAAGTTATCCGTGTCCATTTGGTCTAATTCAGCATTAGAAGAAATAACCTTGTAAAGTGAAGTATAGTTTCTTTCAATGTTTGCAGCAGCATTTGTTTTATCTGCTTGTAGGTATGCTTCTAGAGGAGAAACCAACATCAGATTTTGTGCTTCAGCATGATGCTTACCCATATCTTCACGCATTTGCGCTCTAATGTCACCGATTCCATCATCAATCTGTGCCATTTCCATAGCCAATTCGCTAAAGTCGAACTGATGAGCAATTGTTTTAGGAGACATACTCAATAGAGAATATTCTGGAGCAATTGCAATCAATCCATCTCCACTTGTAGAAAGTGAAGCGTTCTCAGGAACACCACCAATGTTATCCAATCTAGGAGCATCTGTTCCAGCCAAATCAGTTCCTGTTTGTGTGAAAGCATGAGAATTACCGCTTCCACCAGCAGGTCTTTTTGACAATACTCTCCAACCACTTGAAACATATGGTCTCTTTGACATAACTGAAAGTGCATTTACTTCACGGTTTAGCATAGACCAAACTTTCTGTCCATAAAGAACATTGTAAAGATTACCAGCAATACCAGTAGTGGGTTGTGTTTGAGTCGCTGCATCGTGTCCAGCATGAATACCGGTAACTGCGCCAGCCGTCTTTAGAAGCATATTACTGCTTCCACCTAGACTAAATCCGTATGTTTGTGCTTCTAAATCTGCAATAGTGTTAATGTAACCTGCCATTTTAAATTCCTCCTACCATCTTGTGAATGTCGTTCCATTCCATTTGTGCTACTTCATCCAATGAAGGGAGTTTAATTTGAGACTCCTCTTGAGCCTTTAGGATAGTTTCTTTCTCAACAGTTAGAGACTTCCTCAATTGTGTAAATTCTTCCTTTAGGGAAGCAATTTCATGTTGTGCATCATATTCTGCTTTTGCCAACAAGTCTTCTCTTGTAGCGACTTCAGCACTAAAGCGATTTTCAAACTGCTTTTGCAAGTTATCGTATGCTAACTTTTCTAGTTGTTCTTGGCGGAATGCTTCGTATGCTTTCTCAATATTAGCAGCAGATAAGTCTAAGGTATCAAATTCGTTAGAATCGAACGCCTTTACTACTGGCATATCAGATGCTTTTGGTTTTCCGTTCTCAATTATCACACGGTCTGCGGCTTCTCCAATCTGATTGCCAGCACCGTCTAATGTCGGCACATACGCTTTCGTTTCTGAATCATCCATGTATTCCATGCTCTCCTCGTCTTCTTTAGTTTCCATAGACATTTCTTTATCCATGTTTTCCATTTCTTTATACATTTCTTTTTCTTCTTCTCTAGGCATTTCCATTGCCTCCTTTTCGTCTTCGTCTTCCTTCCTCAAGGCATTGACTTCTTCTAATAGAGTGTCAAGTTCCTCAAGTGCTTTTTCTAGTTTTGTCATATCTTTCACCTTTTCTTGTTTTAAAATATCAAATCTCGCTTCTGGATTTATTCCTTTTTCACAAATTGTTACCTCATGTAGTTCTAATTTACTAATCTCATTATATTGACCTAATTCTTGATGGGTTTTTTTTACCTTTTGAATTGCTTGTCCTCCAATACTGAAACTTCTTAACGAACCTTTTCTAATTCCTCGATTGATTTCTTTTGCCTTTTCTATATCATCACGGAGTTTAATTACTACAAAGAAGCCCACATCATCTACTTCTGTTTTCCATAATCTCCCAGTTTTATCTCTATAAGATTCTACTACTTCTCCTACTTGAACATTTGAATGGTTTGTCATTACATTTCTAAATTTAGGGTTCTCCATGTATTTTTTTACTGCTTCCTTTAATGCTTTAAGAGTTATTAAATCGTTTTGTTTATCTACGATTTCTATACTAGCATACCCTCCAATCATTAACTCGTCACTTTTCAGTATTTGGAAATCATTTACTTCCCTTTTTAGAAGAATCGTCATTTTCTTCACCCCTCCTAATTTACTTCTACTATTTAAGAATCATGCAATTATCGTGGTATAGATAAACTACTAAATTTGTCTTCATAGATATTCCAAACCCCTTTATCGCCTTCTAGGTCTGCTGGTTTTTGTTCATAGCCAGTCCAAGCAAGCCACATTCTTTCATCTTGGACAGGAAGAACTCTAATATGTAGTTTCGTTTCAAACTTATTGCCTTCTAAAAAATACTCATGATAGCCGTCTCTTTGTATTCCTAATTTAACAGAACCTCTATCTAAAGTTTTATTTTTGTCAATTGTTTTGGCTACTTCAGCAGGATATTTACCCGCCTTACCAAACAAATCAAATATTTCTTCTTCATTTTCAGTATCTACTAACCAATTGATGCTTTCATCACCTAGTTTCATTACTATGTTTAGGTTATCATCTTTTCTTACATAAATAGCGAACTCGCCTGTTTGGTATTCTTTAGGAGTCTTATACTGTTTTTGAATATCGCTTCCTGTAACTATCTTACTAGGGTCTGCAAATAATTTATTGCTATCAAAATTAATTCCATCTCTTTTAACCGACCAATCCTTTAAGTCAGAATATTGTGATTCTAGAACATCTTGATATAAAGATGGGTGGTCTTTAACTAAAAAGTTATGGACTTCTCTAACCGTTTTGGCTCCAAATTCTTTTAGATACTGAAAAATAGAAATGAATAGTTTAGATTTTTTAGTTTTCATTATTTCTTCTACTTGTGCTTTCCACATATCAATATCCAATAGTGCATTCTTAGACATTAGATTGTTTTCTTCAAATCCATATATAGTAAAGCCATCTAATTCAGACTTAACAATAACAGTGGTTTCTCCATGAATATGGTCAGTCAATATTATTCCTTTCTTTAATCCTTCAATAGAATAATTAAGTGATTTCTTAGTATCTTGAGATAATAACTCAAGAGTTACTAATTTGTCGGGCTTTTCTACTTCTGGAACTTCTATTACTTTAGCAGAGTATAGAGTATATCTATCTTCAGCCTGTTTTACTTCATCAACCTTTACTCTAATTATACTACCAATATCCACATTTACTTTAGTATTCAAAGCCTTTCCTACATTCATATATTTATTTCCTTGAAATTCTTGAATGTATTTTCCTTCTTCTTGAACAGGCCCAATTCCCAAAGTGTAAGAATATAAGTTACTATTAGTTTTAGATTTATCTAATACTAATACATCTAAGTCCACAAACTTTTTCCATTTAATCCATTTTGGATTCTTTCTTGTGCCTACATAATAAGTAGAAGTAGCGTCTTTAATTACCACACCTTCAGAAGTAGGCATTTCCATTATTTCTTTAGAGTATTCTTCTACATCTTTTAGATTATCTGCTTGTCTAGTGTCTTTCTTTGAAGGGAAATTCAAAACATCAGATGAGTGCATAGAATAATTGTTGAATAAAATATTCATTCTATCACTTAATTCTTCATCTAAGAGATTCTTTTCATTATGTCGCATAATATCAAAGACATGACATTTCAATGTTGCATCTTTATATTTATTCTTGAATACATGAGCAATAGTGTCTGCTCTATGCAATGCTTCTTCTCCATCGAATAATATTAATTCTGCATCTAATATACAATCACCAAATTGTTTTTGTTTTAGTTCAGAAACAATATCTTTACATTTGTCTGTAATATCTTTTTTATTGTAAGAATAGATTTTAATTCCTTTGTCAATTTTTTGTAATTGTATTCTCATACCATCGTATTTTTCTTGAATAAACCAATCCCCACTAAATCCTTTTAGTTCATTCATATCTTCAATGTCAAATATTCTATACATTGGTTTATTTGGAACAATAAAATCTGTAATTGATTTTTCTTCTTCTGATTTTTTAATTGAATTAGATTTTTTAGATGCTTCAGTTTCTTCTAATCCATCTATGTCTTTTAATTCGTCTAAATCACTCTGCTCGTATCTAGATAACATTAGTAATTCTAACATATCCATAGCAGTTTTAACTTTAGATTCTACCTTTTTAGAATCCTTTCCATCTCCATAATGTTCTATTATGTATAAAGAAACATCTGCTGGTTCTAAATCTAATCCTTTCAGACCAACAGTAATATCGTCTACACTCATATCCTTAATCGAATACACTTCTTTAGGAAGTGCTTTATCATCATGTCGTAAAGCATAATGCACAAACTTAACCATATTTTCAGGACTTTCTAATAAAGATTCTAACACCTTTCCTCTAAATCTTTTAGCGAATGGGTCATCCACTAAATCAGAAGAATATCTTAGAGCCTTGATTCCATCAAAAACTCTTTTTGCTTGATTAGATAGTGGGTCTTTACTCTCCTTTGAATCCAATAATTCTTCATCAACATAATCTTTTAGTTCGTTACTAGTAGCGTCTATTTCCTCAAAAGAGTTTTTTACCATTTCAATAGCATTTCTCCAGCGACCCCCATATTCAGAAGGGTCTGCTCTAGCAGAAAGATACGCTACTCTAACCTTTTCAAATAGTCGAAGTATTTCTTCAGAAGGTTGTTTGTCCTTCTCAATAGAACTCAACCTCATGTGAGTCACCGAATCAATAGCCTTGACTATCCATATAATCATCAAATTCTCTAATGTAAGAAGAATTGGATTGTAGTTCGGCTACTACATTATTCGGAATTTTAGCCATACTTAGCAATTCATTTTTGTAATTGTATGATGTGCCTGTTGTTCCATATTCTAAATCTTTCATAAAGTTCTTGATATGATTAGCCAATTGTCCATAGGAAAAGTCTTGATTATAACCACCATCCATTGCTACTCTACCTCTTTGCTTAAATCTAAAGTAGCCAAAATTAGGGTGAGTCCTTGCTCTTTCTGCTAATTGTCTCTCTACATCACGGACATAAGCGTTAGACCAATCATTAATTTTTTTATTTCGTTCTTGAGTGTTCATCTCTCCTTCCTTTAGTTTAGGAGGCAATTCCATCTTTAATACATTTGATTTTTTAATTGTATTATCGGTAGTCTGTCCACCAACACCATATCCGGAATGAGTGCCAGTATTGTTTTCTATTTTGGTCTTATCTTTTTCAGCACTAGGTCTCTTAATTTTAATATGCTCAGAATCGTCTTCTGCCGGTAGCCTATTATTTTCTAAAGATAGAGACAATATTTCTTTAGCCTTTCTAGCCTTTTCGATGGCAAGACTTACCATTCTTTCTTCTTTAGTTACTCTCTCCGGCATCTCAATTTCTCCCTGCTTCTTCTAAAAATTTGTCTATTAATCTCATTCTTCTAAATAGTTCTTCTTTTGTTTTTGGAACCGGTAGCATTCTTATTTTATCCATTGTTTCATTTAACATTTTGACATAAGAACTGTAACTGACTTCTGAATCAGCAGAATCTCTCCTTATCATATCTTTTTCAATATCGTAATAGTCCCAAGTCATTAGTTAGCACCTGCCTTTTCTACCATTTTATGAATGTCTGACCAATCTAAATTACTAACATCAGTAACGCTTGAACCAAGCGTGTTATCTATTACAGGAACCGGAGTTTCAGCAACAACATATCCTGATTTCATTAGTAGATTATCTTGAGAATAGACGGTCTTTTCTAAACTTTCTATTTTACTACTCAGTGCTTTAATAATCTCTAACAGTTCCTTATTTATTGAGTCTTCTTCTGCCATTCTAATCCTTCCTCTTTTTCTGTGGATATACTAAATCTCTTAATTGACGGTAAAGTAATTCATACTCCTTACGGAGTTTGGTAGCCGTAGCCACTATGTCAATGTTGCGTTCATCCATAGTTTTTAATTTCTTATTGAGTTTCTTATCTGATTTTGTAAATTCTAATTCAGATAATACTTCAATTAAGTCTCCTAATTTAGTAAAGTCTTGCCCAAAAAACTCTGTTGGTTCAGCAGATTGTAGTGTCTTTTTTAATTTCTTTTTAGTTTTAGAATCTAAATTATCTAGTAGTTTTTTTGGCGGTGCCGTTAATTGTTTGAAAATAATTTCCTTTCCTTCTTCATAGTAGTCCCAAGTCATTCCTCATCACCTTCTTCAGTATAGTCCGGATTAAGTGGTTGTATTTCTTTTCCAGCCTTAAAGTCTTCTGCTCTACTTCTTAGTTTTTCAGCAAGCCTTTCTGCTTCGTTTTTGCTTTCTTTACTCTCTATTTCTGCAATTTTTTTATCTGCAAATAATTTTGAACCCATTACTGCGGCTCCGTATTTTCTAAAGTCTTGTTCTATTCTTTTTAATTTAGTTTCAACCTTGTCTAATTCTTTAGTAATTATGAAAGTGGCATTCATTGCGTTTTCTAAATCATCATCAGTAACCCCTACTACTTTCTTTGTATTTATGGCTACTTTCTTTTCTTGAATACCCTCTAGATTCATAGTATTCTTTTTAGTCAGTGGAACTAGTAAAGAATCTAAATAATCATTTAATTCAGAATTACTTACGCTTTCTAATCTTTTCAGAATTTTATTAATATCCTTAACTTCATCCTCTAAACTCAATAGAGTGTAAATTACAATTCCTAATGACTTTTCTAAAGAGTCGTATGCTTTCTTACTCTTTTCCATTTCTTTTATTTTCCTGTCTAGTAAATCTAATTTAGATTGAGAGGCCTCATTTTCGGACTGTTCTAAGAAGCGTTCTCTAATTGCATCTATCTCCTCATTAGTAACTTTAGTTAATCGTAAAAATCTATTCGTATAGTAAATAACATCTCCAATTTCATCAGCATATCTACCAACATCTATAATTTCGTTATTTAAGTCTACTAATTTTTCTTTTTGAAGGTCTATCATAAACTTTAATCTAGACTTAACCCTTCTAACTATTGCTCCTTTCTTTTGTCCAGCAGCAGACCGCATATCTTGTAGTATGCCCTGTAACTCAACAAGTTTATCTTTGTCAATATTTTTATTTGACATATATTGTGATATTTGTTTAATAGTCCGTGAAATTTCTCTAGCAATTATATCATCACTACTAGCCTGTAAGTATTCTGTTAATTCATCAATTCTATCTGTGCAAGCATCTCTATTTTTGATTGCTTTATCAAATCCTTCGCCTACCTTGATTAACCTTCTAAGTTGTTTTTCTATTCGGTTTTCTTGTTTATCTAAATCCAAACCTAGTAGTTTTTTTCTTATATTCATAATGGCTCTAGAAAACCTTTTCTTTCTACCGGCAGTTCCAGCAGGAGTTTTCTTGTAAGAATTTATGTGTAGATTTGTTAAAACATCCAATAAAGTCATATTTCCCGAACCGTCTTCTATTGGAAATGTTTTCTTTAGTAAATCTACGGCAGTATCTACGATGGGTTGAATTGGAATATCGGGCTTTTTATTTCTATCAACCATAGTTTGAGTTTCTTTATCTAATCTTTTTGGTGGCTTAATGGCGACAAAAACTGGTTTTCCTTCTATATTTTTTATGTAGGGTGAAAATTCAGAATTTTCTTCTAAGAAATTCTTATTGTTATCAAATCTTCTTAAAGCATTAAGTATAGTATTGGACTCTGCTTCTCCTCCTATTTTATCTATTTCAGAGGATTCTATGCTATATCCGCTAGGTATTTCATCCGATTTTTCTACTTTCTTAATTTCTAAATCTTTTACCATTTCTTCTAATATAATAAATAGGTCTGATAAATCATCTAGTTCTCTATGTCTTTTAACAAAAGAAGAATATTCAAATTTTGTGCTAGGAGCATCTTCTACTAATTCTTCTTCTTTTTTTTCTTTTTCCTTACCCTCTCCTAACTTTCTCTGTTCGGGTCGTAAAAGGTCAGTAATATCTTGTTCATCTTCTAGGTCAGTAATATCTTGTTCATCTTCTTCGGCTTTTCTAATTAGAGTATTGTATAAAGTATAATTAGATTCAGTCATGTTACTTTCTAATGATTTAACAATCATATCATTAGGAACTTTACCTACTAATCTTTTAGTAACTTCATCTAAAGTGGCTAACCTTAGCATCGAAGTAAAATTAGAAGACAAAATATCGCCTCAGAATGGAATGTTTTCTTTTCTTCCTCTCCTTTTAGATGGAGGACTAATAACATCGGGAATATCATTAGAAGCAGGAGTCGCTTTATGCGTAGTATCTCTAGGAATACCTGCCAAATCAAAGTTTCTTTCTTTCTTAATTTGACTGCTAGAGTTAGCATTTATTGCTTTTACTTTAGCCAATTCTTTTCTTAGTCTTATTTCTTTTTGTTTCAAATCTTCTGTCATTTAATCACCTTTTGTAAATGTAATCTGATATTGCCTTTGCGATTATTTCTGCGGCCCTATCCACATCTTCTTTTGTAAATTCAAAGTCAGGATATGAATTAACTTCTCTCAATATTTCATCTGAGTTGCGTAGCCCAATATTTACAGCCCTTGTAATCAAAAAATCTATATTAGCCTTTTCATCACTCATTCTGAAATCTTTTTTCTTAATATCGTAATAATCCCATGTCATATAATCACCTTTTTCTATTTATCATATCTGTTAAATTCCTAATAATTTCATCTATGGTATTAATAGTATCAGCATCGGGATTTCTTGATTGTCTGCCCGACAAATGTTTAGAAATTATCCAAAGTGTGCTTTCTTCATTAGCCTCAAATTCAGGAACTTTTTGTTTGTATAAATTAGTTAGTGGTTTTATTTTCTGTCTAATCACATTCATGTCCTCCGGACTTAATCTATGCCTTCGTTGAAAAAGTTCCATAGGCATCTTTTCCCTTCCTTTTTTTTGTGATTTAAAAGGATTCCTAAACTTTTCAATTTTCAATATTTCTTGCCAAGTCATATCAACCCACCCTCCTTTCCGTTCTTGAATCTACATTCTGATTTCCTGCTTGTGCTGGTAATCCAGTAAGTCTCTTATCTGGCCCTGTCTCCATACTCGGTTTATTTCTAGTTGCCGGTGGATTCTGTTGAGGATTCTTACTAAATGCCTGTTCTTGCATTTGTCCTAATTGACTAGCATCTATGTTAGTTCCAGCATAAGGGTCTAACTCAACCTTTCCTTCTCCTTGTTCAGAACTTCCTCCCTCCATCTGTTCTTTTGGCTCCGGCTTCTTAAAAGTAAAGTTTCCGTCTTCGTCCATATCTACTTCAAATCCTAGATTCTTTGTAGAAGCAGCAATATTAACTTCAATCTCTCTTTTACGAAGGACTGCTATTTCATCTTCTTCTTCAGATGGCGGTAGTTTTAGTTTCCAATCAGTAATGCCAAATTGCTTGATTAAATATGGAAATACATATTCATTATACACATTCTGAGCCATTTGAACTGCTCTATTGGTTACAAGTATTTGCATACCTTCGTTATTCAATCCACCACTAGTGGTGTTATCTGCCATGAATACTTTACTCACTCCATAAAAAGCAGATATTCTATCTCTTAAATCATCCTTTACAGAAATATAATCCATTTCTTTTAGACTGTCCATGAACTTAATCCATTCAACAGAACCCTTTCCTCCCTCCGCTTCAATTCCCATTACTGGAATAAAGTGTGGGTCAGTTTCCATTTTCTCTTTAACTGAACGCCAAAAAGAACGCATAGAATCCATATTTCTAGTTTGCACCGCAAGTAATCCTCTTGGCATTCGGCTTTTTTGATATGCTGAATTTACATAATTTTCCATAGCAATAAGTGTAGTAATATGATTGTATAGAGTTATTATTGGAGACATACCATACAGTCTTGAAGGACTATACTTACTAAAATGAAGCACTTCCCCTTTTAGGAAATATTGGTCTTTTCCTCCCACACGGTTTACATAATGAACAGGATATAATGTGCTACCACATTCTTCACATAATTCATTTGGCTCAGTAGATAGCATATGTCTATGGTTTACACAAGTAAATCCCTTTGTCCCTCTTATACCTAACTCATCTGAATAAATAGCCATTGTTACAGGGTCGCCTCTATACACTTCCTTTATTTTGTGCATACGAATTTTTTGATTACCGTCAATAAAGTATTCCTTTACCAAAACAATGTAAGCATCATCCATAACATTCAAATCATCTTCTAATTCTTTAAGAACTTCAATAAACATCTGCTCTGCTTTATTGACATATCCTTCTAAAAACTTTTCAGCATATTCTAACTGCTTAACATCTGGCGTTTTCAAATCAGTGCTTTTACATCTTGAACATTCTTGAACGGGTCTTTTATGAACATGCCCACAAGAATTACACCTCGCTTCATATGCCTTTTCCCAAACATATCCCCTTCTAAATATCTCCTGCTTTAATTGAGTAATACAAGTTCTAGTAATGACTGAGTTTTGAACAATGTGATACAAAAGAGGAGCCGTCATTAGACTGTTTTGTTGCCTCTCTTGAATTCCTATATTGTATATTTCTCTATCAGCAGGTTTAGGAGTAGACCTTCTAAATAAATTAGTAATACTAAATCTACGCTTTTCATCAGCCATTAAGAACCCCTCCTACTTGTTATTGATTAGCAGCCCTCTTATCAATGCTTCCTTTTGGATTATCTCTTGTCGGTCTTCCTGCCTTTTCCCAACACTTATCACAATATCCATAGGGGTTTTTATTCATACCAACGGTGTAGCAAATCCCGCAATAAGAACTCATACTATCACCTTTCCGATATTTTCCATTTCATCCATGACGGAGATTTTACAATTATCTTTGTATTTTTGAATATCATCAAGATTGATATTCTCTTTGCTCCAATCAAAACCCACATGGTCTTTGTGATTTTCCCACTTCATCAATTTAAAAATTTCATCACAACGGTTCTTATACCAATCAGCCTTCTTGTAAGATTTTTTCATACGAATCAATTCTAACAATAAATTAGCATTTCCTTTTTTTAATCTAAAATGGGGAAGACATTTTGTTAGTAACTCACTAACATCTGATTGAGAATAGAAATTTAACCTGTTTATTAATCTAGTATCTTGTGGAGATTTTTGGTCTAAGTGCATTCTACCAAAACCAATAGACTTGTGCATCTCTTGCATAAATGCCTTACCTCTTTCACCCGTAGCGACTAGACCGACTCTAGGATTCATATTTCTATCAAGAGTAATATATCCATCTGAGTCAATAAAGGCGGCAGTATATGCCCAAATATTTTTCTTAATCTCATTAGGTAGTTTATAATATGCTCCATTAACTGAAACAATATCTAACTTTTTAACCATTTTAGAAATTATTCTAGGACTAGTTATTTTATACATGCTATTTGGCATTCTTTCATGAATTTGTCTAGCACCTATGCCCTGTTGTTCACAAACCGCCTTGATAATAAAATCCTGTTGCGCTTCTTTTTTACTTTTAGATATAGATTG